CTATAACCTTTATTACTAAAACTATTAAATGGAAATACTGATTCATCTTTTTGTAAATCTCTAAGTTCTCTATATTCACCACTTCGTAACATAATTTTATGGTCAGGTGTTGCTAATAAATTAGAACCATCATCCAAAGTAAGTTTCCACACTTCTGTATTTTCTTTTGTTTTCCAAGTTTTAATTGATTGTCTAATGACTACTTTTCCATTTTCATCAACTGAATAAACTGGGTATTGAGTATCTACTAAATCTTTAATTGGAACTGTATTTCTACCATCAGCTACTGCTACTAATGTTTCACCAACAATACAAGGATTGCCACCAGCTACTCTATGGTCTTTTCTATCTTTTCCGTTTCTCATACGAGAATAGTCTTGCATATTTTCTAACCACGCGAATCCTGGTTCACCATTGTCGTTAATTCTTTCAGAGGCTGCTGTATAATCCATTCCAAGTTCAGCAAAGATTGAGTTGTTTGATGTCCAACCATATGTTTCTCTGTGTGGATTCTTTTTGTAATTCTTTAAGTTTATGTATTCATCTGATTCTGAATCACCGAATACTATTTCGGCAGTTCGTCTAACATTACCTGCTACAACACATTTACCGATTAGATTCATTATATCTACGATGGTTGTTATTGATATTGGTTCACCTACATTTTTATCTAATGCTTTACTTACCGTTTCGTGTACTTCTTTAAGGGGTTCTGAACCACTTGATACACCACCGAAACCTTTAATCGGTTCGCCTTCACCTCGTATCAATGAATAATCAAATTCAACTGGAGCTACACCAAGAAAGTAACTATCTAACAATCTTTGTAATGATTCAACCCAACCTTCACGACTATCTGGAATAACATATAAGTCATTCGTTCTGTCGTGTTTTGGTCCTCTCACTATGAATGTATCAGCACCTTTTGTATCAAATCCTACACCTACTCCAACCATTGAAGCATCCATTAAGAATGTAAATGGTTTAGACAAGTCGTCTTTTAGGTTTTGTGTTGATACGAATGCACAATTGTTGAGGGCGGCGTAGAGTCCTTTTTCTTCGGTTAGTGATGTTCCCATCGACCACAACCCGCGTCCAGGAGGCAAGAATTTCATATTGAAAATTCGGCCATACATCTCTTGTGCTGACCTTTGTGCTTGCCACGCGTTCCACCCTAAATCATATCTCTCAATGTGTTTCTTTTGCATGTTGTAAGTTCCCTCTACAACACGCTGGACAGTTTCCCACCACATTTCGTTTTTTCCATCCTCTTTAATTCGAGAATAGGTTCTCATATACACTAACTCACCTAATCCGTTAAACCCGAATGGTGCTCTTTTTCTTTTATATCCGTCTATGAAATTGTCTGATAAACTGAATTTCTTAAATTCTGCCATATATAACTCCTATAATTCTTTTGTGATTTGTATCAATTTTTTATCTAATAACATTTATAAATATCATTCTTTTGTCAAATTATTACATCTATTAAAAAAAATCATGTTTAATTGTTCTATTTGGGTTTACATTTTTTATATTATATTCTACTACATCTAAATTAAATTTTGGTTCTTCTTTCATTATCTCATATTTTCCTTTACCAACTAATTCTTTCCATTCTAAATCTATATCTTTAGGATATTTTATATTCCACTCCATATTTGAATCTTTTAACATTTTTTTAGCCTTTCTATTTAAGGGTAAAATATACCTAAATTGTTTACCCTTTATTCTCTTTATTCCTTTCTTTTTCATAAAATCATATGTAAGCCAAAAAATCTTATCTTTACCTACCATTTTGGCATTTTCCTCACATAAGGTTCTAGCTGAACGAGGATGAATTTTTTCACCCTTATCACTAACATATATATCTGTCCAAATAAAACCACCATACAAAAAATTAAATGATTGATACACATATCCAGCTTTACCAACTATACCATCAGCCCAAGTGTAAAGAAATAATCTATCTGATGTATTTATCTTCATCCATTTTACAACCTTAGATAACATTTGAGATTCTGAATTTTTAGGCATTTCATCTAACATACACATTTTACCAATTTCATAATAATCTTTAGTCTCTAATCCAGGAAACATCTTATTTATAGTACCTTTAGGTTGAGTGCCCCAACCTAATGTGACAACACCCACTAATTTATTTTCTAAAAAACACCCAAGATAATGTTTTGTTAACCTTGGCATAACTTTTGAGTAGTGTGTACTTTGTATCAAATCTATAGCTAATTCTTTACCTATCTCTTTTATAGTAAGATTATTCATTCATTGAATCCTCTTCTAATTCAACTATTCTCTCTTTTAATGTTTCTATATCATTAAATCCATTCAATTGTATCACCATATCAGTTACACTTGATAAACACCATACACAGAATCCAACCGGTGATATTCCGAAATTTCCTATTATATCACCATTATCTGGTTCTAATTCTGAATCACATATACTACAATTATCAATCATCGCTCATCAAATCATCATATCTATTAGATAACATCTTTTTCATAAGGTTATCTCTATTATCAATCTTACCTTGTGTTTCTTTTCCACCCACACTTGTAGATTCAAATATTTCAATCGCTCCAGTATTAGTATTCATTTTTGCTGGGAATGTTATACCATCAGGTCCAAATCTGTTTTTTATAACGTGGAATCTTCCTGTGTTTCCTATCTTATCTTCTACTTTTCTTGATAAAGATACTACGAAATCAGCAGTCATAATCTTTTGATATGATTCAGCTACTTTTTGAGCTTCAATCACATCTTCGTCAAGAGCACTACGATTAGCTTGTGAAGCTGTCCATATTGGAACTTCAAACTCACCAGCCAATCCTCTTAAATCTTCATATATGTTTCCAAGTGCGTGTCTTACTTCTCTCGCATTTCCGGTATCTTTTAATATATCAGCATAATCTACTACAACCATATCAAAGTCTTTACCCATCATTCGTAGTTTCTGTAAGTGAGCTGATATTGTATTTACTGATGCTGTCTTTGTTGGAAAGTATTTAACAATTAACTCACCTTTAACATCTTCAATCTTTGTCTTCACATCATCTATGTGATACTTTAAGTTTTGGTTTGCTATTCCTGTGAAACAGCTATCGTATCTTAATCCCACATACGCTTCATTTAACTCTAATGTATAATGAACTACGTTTGAACCTCGTTTCATTGAACCAGCTCCAAGTGCACATAGAATCCAAGTCTTACCAATACCAGCAGGTGCCACTATTACTCCAAGTTCACCACCCGCCAAACCACCTTGCATTAAATCATTGAGAACATCCCATGGAGTTTCTACAGTATCACGAGCCATCTCTGAATATCTTATTTCAATATCTTCTTGATAGTCATGTCCTAAATTTCTTTCAGCTCCTGCTCTCATAGCATCATCAACTAACTTTTTGATTGCATCGAAATCACCATTATGTTCAAGTATATCAACTGATTCGATGATTGCGTTTTTTAATGTTTGATTTTTGAAGAAGTCAATTGCTTGGTCTTTGATAAACTCTAAATCTGGTGCTTCTAAATATCTATATACTTCTTTAAGTGTTTCAACTATTGTAGTTTTCAGAATATCATTATGAACATCTTGAACCTTTACTTTGAATACATCAAGTGTTATAGGTGCTTTATATTCATCATAATATGATTTACATTCCTTTACAATCCATTTAAGTGAATCGCTGTCATAATGTTTCTCATCAAGTATATCATAGATTTGTGCTATGAAACTTGAATCTGACATTAAACACGATACAGATTTGATTTGAAATGTGTGTCCGAAATCTGATAATTTATTTGTCATTTATTCTCTCTAAAAGAAGTCATGTTGTGCTTCTTCTGGTTTATGTGCTTTAATTCTTTCTTGTGCTATTACTACATAATCACTATCCATTTCCATACCGATATATTTTCTGTTCAGTAGTTTAGCTGCTATACAAGTTGTTCCACTACCTACGAATGGGTCTAATACTAAATCGTCTTCTCTACTACCAAGTGTTACAAGATAAGACATAAGTGATATTGGTTTTACTGTTGGGTGAAAGTTCTTTTCATCTGTTCCTTTATTCTTCTCACTCTTACTTGCTTTTGGAACAATCAGAAATGGATATGTTACTTGAACATCTAATGGTAATTCTTGTATTCTACTTTCCCACCAAGAATCTAAGTCGTAGTATCTACTGAATGTTCCTTCATCACCTCTTACATCCAAAGCCTTACGATGACCTGTATATTCACCATGAGTATTATTCGATTTATAATTAGATGGTTCTTTTCCTGTTGTCGGAGCTTGTGCACCTTTACTTGGAATACCTAACACATCATCTTGAACAAGTAAGTTAGCTGCAAATCTACCTAATGGACTTGCTTCTGCTGTATCATTATTCTCTGACTTAAATCCACTTGTTTTAAATACTGTATTTTCTTCTCTTGGTTTTCTGTTTGTTGTTTTTGGTTTCTTCAATCCCCATTGTTGAGATGGATTATGTGTATATGCCTCACCTTCTTTTATTGAGCTTCTTTCCGTGAAACCTTTTGTATCATTTTCGTATGTTTCTATATCATTCTGACCTTGGAATGGTATTCTCACACCATCTAACCAAGTTACACCTTTACCATTACTAAGTGCTTGGTCTAAATAACCTTTTTGGTCTAATGGTTTCATACATACAATGACATTTTCCCAAGCTGGTTTAGGTTGATAACCTGCGTATGAACCATCAAGTTCTTTTGCTTTATCTGATGCTGGGTTGTTTTTTAATTCTACTACTTCAGTAGCTTCTTTACCCCATAAATTTCTACCATCATTTGTTTCTGATGTATCAGAATCACCATATGCGGAAACTCGTGTACCAGTTACTTCTCGTTCTTTACCCATCCTCTTATCAACTGCTTTCCCAATATTCATCGCCTTTGGAAATCCTGTAGCGTATGTCCAAGCAATCGGTGTAAAGTCAATTCTGAAACCAGCGTCTTCTAACATCAAACACATTCTACTATGAACATCAGAACGAGGTGCAGACATAATGAAAGCGAATCCACCTGGTTTTAATACTCTAACGGATTCTTTCCATATATCGATTGATGGTAGAGCTTTATCCCAATCTTTACCCATAAATGAATAGCCAATTTATTCAACCGTACGGCGGGTCTGTAACAATACTATCCACCGTACAATCTTCTATCTCCTTCAATAAATCTAAGCTATCACCATGTAATATTTTATTTTCCATAATATTCATGACCTTTTTTAAATTTTGATTTTTTCCAATTTTCATTTTCCATCATTTTTTTGATGGACTTTTTATTCATAACACGCCAACCATTCATATCAAATTGTTTTATTACTTCACCTAACAATTCCATTTGTTTGACTGAAAACGCGTGTCCTCTTGTTCTATTACATAATTCACAACAAACTATACAATTTTCTTTAATATGACCTAAATCATTATTTATTCTATCATAACCCCATTCTTTTAATTCAATAAACTTACAACCAAGCAAGTCAACAATTTCTTGTTTTCTAATTTTATCTTTTTCTGTTTGTCGTTTATGTGCTTTTTCATAATACTCAATCACAACATTTTTTTCTTTATCATACCCATCAACCCAATATCCTAATTCTTTGATATGATATTCTCCACCATTTTCAGCGTGTTGAAAGTTGTATCCGTGTTGTTTTCCGTATTCATCAATTATTTTAATTGAATTTATGTTATATCTTGGAACACATTTACCTTTAGCATTTTCAATATAATTTATTGTACTCACTCTCAATTTCTTTTTAGTTTTCGATGGTGTTTTCCATCCCAATTTATTCTTATTCCCTTTTGCTGACTTACTCATCAAATGTTTGGTTTCATCTGTTCTTTTTGAACCTACTCGTTTTTTATTAGAAGTAACTACCGCCATTCTTCTTTTTTCCAATTTCATACTTTCTATGTGAGAACAACTACTACAACATTTATCATTTCTAATGGCTCTATAATATGATTTTTTATATTTATAAATCATATATTCTTCACATACTTTACATTTTCGTTTATATTCCACCAAATCTGGATATATTTTATTTTTACAATTTTTACATTCAGTAATCTTTTTCATACCAATTTCAAATGTATATTTATCACGATATGTTATAATGTTGTCACAACTATGGCATTTTTTACTCCACTTTGTTTTTTTCTTCATAGTATTTCTCCATACGCTTCTTTTTTATCTTTTCTGCGTTTTTGAGATAATATTTACGAGCCGCTATTCTATTCGCTTCCCGTCTTTCTTCTTCTGTTTTGTATTTCTTTATTCTTCCCATATTACCTCTCTACTATAAATATCTATGATAACAAAAAAATGATAACATTTTTTATTTATTTTTAAGGCCACGAAACCTATCAATTCTAACAAATTCATCCAACCAAGAATTAAAGTTTTTAATCTGATTACTCAACTTATCCTGTAAAAAAAGAGTTTGTATTTTATACTTAATCAGTTGTGGAATTTCTCTGTTCACTGCTTCTTGTACTTTTAATTTTACATGTCCTGGAATATCTACTTTGTTTAGTTGCATTAGTAGATAATTCCTCTTCACTAAGTTACTACTATTTTTTATATTTTCCAAGAGTTTTATTTTAGAATCTGATTTTTCTACATAATCTAATAGTTCCATTACACCAAAATCTTTATCATCTGCTATTGGTTCAAGATATTTAATTATAGATTTTATACCACATCCTGGTATTCCACCGATATTATCAGATTTATCTCCATCAAGTATTCTGTATGTTAGAATGTTGTTTGATGGTATTCCATATTCATCTAAAACTTCTTGTTTATTGTATAATTTCTTCTTTGTTGGACTCCACACTTTCACTCTATCATCTACAAGTTGTAAGAAATCCTTATCTGTACTCATCAAGAATATATCACTCTCTGTAAGTACTTGTTGTGAGATGTAAGCCATTACATCATCGGCTTCTACATTATCAATTGAAATCAGGGTAAGTGGTAATTGTTCTAAATAGTCAATTAACCTACCCATCTGTTGTCGCATTGATTGTTCTTCATCTTGAGGTGCAGTTCCCCAATCAACATTTCTGTTTAATCTTTTCTTGACTTTACGATTAGCTTTATACTCTGGATATATTTTTCTTCTTTTTGGTGAACCACCTTTACCATCAAAGACGATGATACAACGAGATGGTTTTAGAATATCACAAGTATATCTTACTGACCGAAGAAATCCAATTAACCCACCAATGTGTAATCCGTCATCATTCATCGCTGGATTGACTGCAAATCCACGAATGAAGGTGTTGAGTCCATCGATAATCAACACCCTATCATTCAATCGTACTACTTCTTTGTGTTCTTCATTTTTGGTTTGGTCTAAAAAAGATATAAACTTATCGTTCAAGTCCTTGTTAGAGTTCATCCACTACCTCATCAGTATCTACAACATCATCGATACCAAGTACCTTAGAATCATATTTAAGAATACAAGCATCACATATCTGTTTATAACAATATTCTTTCAAGTCTGGATTCTCTAACAATAAGTTTTCAAAATCCTTTGATTGAAATTTGTATTCTTTGATAAGTTCACCTGTGTCTGTGTCAGCATGTTGTATTGTGTACCAAGCTCCACCTTGTTTAAGTAACTTGTGTTCTTTCATTACTGTGAGCCAACTACCATAATCATCAATACCAGTATCAAAGAATAATGGGAACTCTGCAGTTCTCATCGGTGGACCAAGACGATTCTTAATCACTTGACCTTTTATCTTAATACCAATTGTATTCTTCTTACTAGCATCTTTAATCTGACCCATATTCTTGAAACGAACACGAGTTGATGCGTGAAATGGTAGTGCTTTACCACCTGATGTAGTCCAAGGGTCTCCAAACATTACACCGAGTTTCTGACGTAATTGATTTGTAAAGACGAGAGCCACTTTTTGTCGAGCTATCATTTGTGTTACTTTTCTCATAGCTTTTGATATGATGATTGCTTTGGCTGTTGCCCAACCATCCTTATCAAAGTCAGCATCCATCTCTACTTTTGTAGATGCAGCTGCTAAACTATCAACGAGTATTGTAACTAACTTATCTTTATCTGATTCTCTAATCTTTGTAACGATTGTTTCAATAGTTTCAAATACTTCTTCGACCGTTTCAAGGTGTACATATAACATTTTAGTTGTATCTATACCTATCGCTTCAAGAAACTCCGGTGATACTGCTGATTCTGTATCTATATAAACAGCTATACCATCTTGTCTCTGTGTCGAAGCTAATAGATGAGAACCTATTAAAGACTTACCACTTCCTTCTAAACCATTTAATTCAGTAATCTTACCTACGGCAACACCACCATCTGGTTTATTGGAAATAGCTATATCTAACATTGTTGAACCTGTTGAAATCCAATCTGTTACATCAGTTGGATTAGAATCTTCATCAAGAAAGTATGCAACTTTTTGGTGTTTGAAAGTCTTATTTAATTCATCGGCTATAATTCCAGCCAAGTCGTCTTTTTTTGACATAATATTTCTCCTAAAGAATGATGGGATGAGATGGAACGAACTCACACCCCATCAAGTTAATAACTATTCTTAACTATTGAATAAATCGTCAAATGCGTCACTGACATCTGATGTAGTTTTTGCTTCAACATTTGTTGTTGGTGTTGTAGCAGCTGTTACATTTGATGTTGTTTCAGTTGTGTCATCTGATGGATTTAGATAAGTCGCGAGAGCTTCTTTAAGTTCATCATAAGATGGTTCTGTGTATAACTCTGTTAAATCAGCTTGATTGTCGAAAATACTTTTAAGTAAAGTATCATCATCTGTGATTGTAGTTTGGTTAGGTTTAACACGAACTGTTGTCTTACCATACTGATTTCCTGCTTCTGCTGGTGTTTGGCGTTCAATACCAACATCACGACCATTTGATGGGTCTGTAATATCACCATAGTCAGGGTCAGCGATAACACTTAAAAGTTCTTGGTAAACTGTTTTACCAAATCCCCAAAACTTAACACCTTCATTTTCACGACCACGAACTACAACGGGAACAAATGTTCTCATTTTAGGTTCTAATCGTTTTCCTTGAATCCACTCATCTTTGTTTCCAGTTGATTTCAATTTGTTTGCAAATTCTTCAACTGGGTCTGGACGACCAAATGAGGTTGGTGACATATAAGTTTTATTGTTACCTAAATTGTAATGAAAGTATAATTCAATAAATGGATTATCTTTATTATGTTTATAAGGAACAATACGAACTACTTGCATACCAGGATCAGGTTTCCAAAAGTTGTCTTTGTTTGAGGTTGTTGATTGTAGCTTGGTTAGCTTTGATTTGATTGCATTTATATCCATGCCTTTTCTCCTACTTTGTGTTTTATCGTTTATCGTTTATTATTTATGGTTAAATCGTATAACCATATAACCTATTTTGTATTACTATAATATATATCTATTTAGACATATAAAACAAGTCTTTTTTTTTAAATTATTTACAATTTTCTTCACACCCACATTCACATCCATGACCACAATCTTTTTTCCATTTTTTGATTGGGCATTCTGCAGATGCATAGTGAACTTTTACATTCATAAAGCATCCGCAATGAGTACATCTACCATCTTTTTTATTTGTGTCTGGATTTGTTTCATCGTATTTGAGATGAGGACAAGTTTTACATATATCCCATCTTCGTTCCGCTTCTTCTTGTGATGTGATTACTTGTGAACCTTTTAACCACGACTTCAAACCTTTCCAATGTTCAACTGCGATGTTTCTAACCATTTGAGATGCTGGTGGGAGTTTTTGTTCTTCACCTAACATCTTTTCGGTTTTGTCAATACAATTTAATTCTTGTTCGGTAGCTTCTCTATCTTTTGTTACCTTTGGTCTGAATTTAGTCAATATTATTGAACTCCTAAATGTTTCATTAGTTTATCAAGTTTTTGTTCGAGTGTATTCATTCTACCCTCTAATCCAGCTGGATTTTGAGCTGGTGATTGTTGCATACCTTGTCGTCTTTTCTTAAAGTTTTCAATAATCATATTTGATGGTTGAAGATTTGGTAAATGTGAATTTTCATCTTTCCACTTTTCATACTCTTTACCCCAAGTTTCTAACTCAGCGTCAGTTGCTTGTGGTGTTGGTGGTTTAGGTGGTTCTGATTTTGGTCTTGGTCTTTCGAGAATTTGGTCAGCTGACTGTAAGTTTGGAAGATGTGAATTTTCTTCAGTCCATTTCTTGTATTCCTTTTTCCATTTAACTTCTTCTTTATTTGTTGAACCATATAATGGTGGTTTTGGCATTGGACCTTTTGGTCTTGGTGGTTGAGGAATATCTTCACCTTCAATCCATTTCATCATAATATCTTTTTCTCTGAACCCACAAATTTGATGACCAGTGTCAGCGTTGATTAACCACGGTGTTCCGCATTGTGTGTTAAACTCTTTTTTAAGTTCTTCGTTGATTTTCTTGTTTTCTGGGTCAGATAAATCTAATTTAAGAATATCGTGTCCTTCTTTAATCAATTCATCAACGATTGGTTCTGATTTTTTACACCATCCACATCCTACTGAATAGAAATAATATAAGGGTGATAATTCTTCTGAATCCTCTACGGCTTGTAGAGTTTCTTCTTTTGTCTTTGACATAACCATTTTCTCCTATTGTGTATATAAGTATGTATTATTTTTTTGAAACGACTAATCTATTTTAATTATTTTATAGATTCTTGTATTAATTCGATTTAGTCCATCTGAATTTGTAACTAATAATGTATTTTGGAAATTTTCCCATGGAACAATAAATTTACTATCTACTACTCCGTTGTTTAAGTCTGCAATAACCTCATTTAATGCATTTATTGTATATAATGTATTTGTATGTTTTTTTCTGTGTAATGATATAGTTCCTTTTACATCATTAAAATCTGCTCCCGCTGATAAATCTACATTGTATGTACATATTAACTCACTCACACTATCTTCATTTTGTAAGACATATATCTTACCGAATGCAATTGTATATGCACCTTTAATCTGTTTGATTGTTTCATCGATATCAGTTTTAGTTGTGAATGTAGCTAATAGTTGGGTTCTCATTAAAGTGCTTCTAACTTATCTATTTCTTGTTTTAAGGATTGTCTTTGTTCAGTATTTGCATCTTCCGCCTCTTCCATAATTTCTTTAATTCTTGCATTTACGAATCTTTTTTTCGTAGCTGGTTTCCATTCTGATACATCAGTCGTTCCTTCTTTTATCACATTTCCCATAAATGTAGTTTGATTCATTTCTAATGCTGGTGACGCGCCAAGTGCTTTTGCTCGAGCTTTAACTCCAAAGAGATGAAATTCACCATCTTTGTGTTTAATTTTAATTTCTCCTGATTTAGCACCATCTTTGATATCTATAACTATTTTATCATTCATTTCATCTAATAGTTGTTCTTTAAATTCTTCTTTTTGGTCTTCATCATCTATTCCTAAATATTGTTCGTATTTATCTTGCAATCCAAAAATTTTAAGAAGAACACCTTTATCTAATTCAACTGCTGGATTATTTCCATATAAAGTTATAAATTCATCTAATTTTTCACTCTTACCAAAAAGTATATCTTCTACATGCATACCATCCATACATAATTTTTTTAATCCTTTGGCTACATTTTCATTTGAACTTGCTTGATTTAAAATAGATTGTGTTAATTTAACTTCTCTACCTCTCAACGCATCATAAAATTGAGGAAATTGTTCTCTAATTACTGGGTCTTTCATAATTTTAGATAAGTACTTTATCTCTTCACCTTTAATATGTGGTAATTCAGAAATTATTTTTTCTGTTTCATTAACATATTTTAAATACTTATCACTATCGAATATATTTGTAAATTCTTCTTCAGATAAATTTTTATAATCATTAATTCGTTGTAACATTGCATCTTTAAAATCTTGATTACCTTCAAATTCATTGTTGATTGTTTTTAAATCTCCATAAAAACCATTATTTTGTCCATCATCCGGACCACCATTCCAATAAGTATCTATTGATGTGGCTTTTTCAAATGCCTCTAATTCTTCAGGTTCTAAAGTTTCACTCAATGAATCAACTAATAGTCCGTGTTGTTTTTTATACCCACCATTTAACAAAAATACATTAGTAGTTTGTTTTAAAGATATACCTACATTTCTTCCATCTGTTAATTGTATAAACATATCAGAAGATGTTCCATGTCCTTCTGTACCAATAAGAGCTCTTCCAGATGGTGTATCCCATACTACTTCTTTTATATCACTACCATAAACATCATTTATCCACTCTGCGGTATTTAACGCCGCTTGGGCCCATTTTGAATCTAATATTTTTTCTTTGTCTTTGGCTAATCCAACTAAAACCTTTTTTACATCGTCTATACTTTTTCCACTTACCAATTCTCTAACAGCGTAATGAACTGCAGCTTCTCCTGCCCTTGAT